GATGACCTTGCCCGCGAGCGCATCGAACTCAGCAGCGAGAAGGTCATAACAGGAGTGCGTCGCTTCCTTCGTGTCGCGGAGCGACTGCGCCCCGGTGAAGATGCGGAACGTCAGCGTGTGCTCGTAGGTCTTGCCGGACGAATCTCGCTTGGACTTCTCACCGACGCGCCCGTTGTAAGCGACGAGAGCGAACGGGAGCAACTTGAGAAAACCCTGCATGTAGGCCGGGTCGGCGAACATCTGCGGATTGATTTGTCCGGCGAGCGTGTCCACCAGCACATGCTGAAACGCCTCGTTCGCTTTCAACGAGGCGAGTATCTGGTCTTCGATGGCAGCGAGGCGGTAGCGCATGGTCAGAACTCGCTCGTCGGATTGCTGCTGTCCTCGAAGTCGATATATTTGTCAGGCGCGACAATTTCGCCTTCGTTGCCCGCCGTCTCGGCGGCCCCGAGGTCAATCGTTCCTTCCGCAATCTTGTCGAGCATCTCCATCGCGTCGTCGTACATTTTCTGCCACGACGATGGCACGTCCATCTCGGAGAACCGCCGTTGCATCGCGTAATAGCAGGCGAGGTCGGTGTTGATGCGCTTGACGACGCCCGGCACCGGAGCGACGAACGGCACGACGAACGCCACGCCGAGTTTGCTGTTGATGACGTCGTAGCCATGCAGGATGAGCGACGTGACGACGGCAGGGTCGGGCGAAGCCGCCGACGTGATGTCGTTCGTCAGTTGCGTCAGGCGCTGGCGCGAGATGCGCGACTCAAGGTCGCTCTGCTCGCAGTAGCCGCCAGAGGAAACGCTCGGAGCCGTTGCTCCCGAACTTCCAATTTGTCCGTCGCCGAGTGCCATCAGTCCACCTGTGTCCCGAACAGAACGATATACGGATAGAGCGTCGTCGTCGTTGACTTGACGATAGTGATGGTTGAAGGCCAGTTCCCGCCCTGCGTAATCTTCCGCGAGCCGTAGCCGATGATGGGGTAGGATGCGTTCTGCACGGCGAACCAAGTATTCGCCGACGAGTTCGTCGAAAGGTCTGGCGCTCGAAACTGCTGGACGTACGTTCCGTCATTGTAGGTCGAGAAGGCGACATAGACCAGACCCGGCCCGACCGTTGCGTTCGCTCGAAAGCCAGCACGACTCGCCGTTCCGTTGCCGGGGAAGGCGGTGAAGAGCGTCGTGTCTTTCAACCGTCGCTGGTTGTCGTAAACGGCGAACGTGTAGCCACGCACCGCCGCACTACCAGACGCCGTTCCTGTTGCGACGCTCGCCGCTCCGAGTTTCATTTGGTGCGGCAGGTAGAGAGCGCAGATGGTCACGGTATCGTTGAGCGACGAACCGAAGTTCGACGTCACCAATCCGAGAGCATCGGACGGCACTTGCCTGAAATGATAGACCGCCATCGTGTCCGAGACGAGGTTGTCCGTTCGGACGGTATCGCCTTCAAGCGTCTGGACGTCAACGGTGCGCGTCGGGTCGGTCGGCGTCAGTTTGCCGTCGCGGAGTCTCCATTGCGCCGACGCGAGCATCGGCAGGAGCAAGAGAATCAGGAGTCGTTTCATGAATAGACCTCGATGCGTACGGTGGCTGTCCAGTCGTCTTGCTCGAACGTATAGAGCGTCACAACGTCGTCGCTCGTTCGTTCGGCGTGCATGACAATCGGCTGGCCGCTAACGGAATCGCGACCGCTCGCTGTTGCGACAACGTCGCCAGAAGGGAACGCGCCTACAAGCGTCGCAGTATAGACGCCAGCGCCGGTGCGAGCCCACACGACTGCGTCGCTCAAGGTAGAACGAACGACGGTCGGTGCCGGTGGATTTGCGCCTGCCTGCGTAAGCGTCGCAACGTAGAGGTCCGTCGGTCCTTGTCCAAGTCCGTCGAGGAACGCCTTCGTCACTCCGAGTTCCACGTTGTATTGATGCCCGGAGTCGTCGAAGGCGACGGCCGCCGTTCCTTCCTGCGCTCGCGTGACGGTGAACTCGTCGGCGGTGCGAGCGGTGACGCGCATGACTTCGGCATGGCCCGCGTGATAGGCCTCGCTCGCCGATGCGTAATACGTATCCCAGACCACGACATTGAACGCCCCGTCGATGCTCGGGTCGGGGAAGCGAGCGCCTTGACCGCCGACGACGTCGAAGGTCAGGTCGGCGGCAACGATGCCGTCCGAGAGTTGTCCGACAGCGAAGTTCTTGGTGGCGTCCATTGGCGGTCAGGGGATGAAGGCAGGGGGCCGAAGCCCCCTGTCTTGTTCATTCGATGCGCTGCTACTTGTCGATGCGGACGTAAGCGTACTTGCCCGCCGACTTGAGCCCGGTCGTCTCCGGGCCTCGCCTGAATACGACCAGTTGGTTCGTCGTCGCCTGATACGCATACGTGACCGTATCGGGCGTCGCATCCCACGTCGGGCAGTATTCGGTGATGACGAACACGTCGCCGACTCCGACCCCGGTGATGGCGAGCGTGTCGCTTGCAGCCGTCGTGGCGAACGAGTCGATGCCTGCGACACGATTGCCCGTCGCCCAGATGCGAGCGGTGGACGTCAGGTGCAGGTAAGACTCGATGCCCCACGACTGGACATATGTCGCCGCTGACTGCGTGACGGCCGGGCTCGTGATGAGCCCGACCGCCAGCGTCAACGTCAGAGCGACGAGGATGATGGAAAGGTTTCGTCGCATGGGTTCACCTCACGCGATGCTGTGGATGAGGCCGCCCGCGGCGAAGTCGCCGGTCGAATCCGGCAGGCCGACCTTGTGCGTATAGAGCCGCTGCACGTCGAAGACTTCCGACTTGTGCTCGTTGCTCCAATACGACTCGGCCTTCGGGTAGCCGTTCTTCTGAATCTTCATGCCGAAGGTGGGTTCCAGCATGCCGTTGCCCGTGTAGGCGATGACGCAGTTGCCCGCCTGCACCGAGCCCCAGATGTCCGTGACGACTCCGGCGGCGTCCTTCGAGACCATCTCGCCGACCACGACCTTCTTGACCTCCAGAATCGAGGCCGCGATGGCGGTCGTGATGAGTTGCGCGGACGGAGCGCCCGCCGAAGCGAGATAGGCCGAGGCATACGACCTGACTTTCGCGTTCGTGCGGAACAGCCGCCACGCCTTCGGGTCGAACACGACCGTGTCGCCCTTCCTGCCGCACGCCTGACGGATGAGGTCCTGCAGCGACAGAATCTGGTCAACCGGGTCGCCCGCTCCGGCCCAGTCGTAGCCCGCGCCGTTCAGGCCACGCGCCGCCGGATAGTTCGTCGAGGTCGTCGCGAGCGTCGCGGCTTCCTTTTCCTCGATGACGTCCAGCATCGACTGTACCATGGCGGTGCGGATGGTCATGAGCGACTCACGCGTGACGCCGAACTCTTCGAGTTCGCGGCGGTCAATCATGAAGCCCAGCGCCCGCTCGTCGAGCGAATACGACGCCGACTTGTTCAGCACGTCCGGGTGCTGCACCTTGCCCCGGAGCGCCCGGGTGGCGTCCTGATACGCCCACGCCTCGGTGCCGAAGTACGGGTGTTTCCCGTTCTCCTTGCCGACGGGGAACGTCGGGTAGAGCATCGGCGAGACCATCTCGCCGTTCTTGTGACCGAGCACGATGCCCATGAGTTCGGGCACGACCTGCAAGGTCGTCAGGACTCCGCTGTCGGCGAAGTCGATGGTCTGCACCGGCGTCCCGCTACCGGCTTGGAACTGGATAAGTTTCTTCATGGTGATGGTTCCTTGTCGGGTGTGCTCAGGCGACCGTGCCGTTGAGCGTGGTGAGCAGGACTCGAATCGGGTCGCCGTCCGCCGTCGCTTCGTCCAAAGCGACGCCGCGCAGGATGCCCGCGTTGAGCGTGATGGCCTTGCCGGCCGCGTTCGACTCGACCTTCGCGAAGCGAGCGACCGCAGCGCCCGCCTGCACGGCGACGACGCCGGAGACGGCCAGCGAGACCTCTTCGTTGTCGGCGCAGACCAACTGGCCCGGCTCGGCTCCGAAGGTGACACCGGCACTCAGGTCGGCGGTCGAGGCATAGTCCGAGCCGTCCGACTTGATGAACCGACCGGACACGAGTCCGGCGTTGAGCGTGTTGGTGATTTCCACCGTGTAGCCGATGGAACTCCCAACGGTTTTCGCGTTCGCCATGTGACGAACTCCTTGTTGATGTTGAAGGGTGGATGGATTACTTCAGAAGCGTCTCGTCGAGAGCAATCTCGCCGAGGTTCACTTTCGTCAGGACGACGGCCAACTTCTCCGCGTCCGTGTCGCCCGCGATGTCCTTCGCGTGCGCCTTGAGGTACGACTGCGCGAACTGCACGCGCTTCATGCCTTCGACCGGGATGAACGTGCCGGGGGAAAGCCCGAGCGCCTTCGCGGCGTCGGCCATTTCGACCGCGCCGGTGCTGAACTCCGCTTCCTTGCTCGGCTCGGTGGCGACGGGCGCGAAGAGCGTGGTCAGCGAACGGAAGACCTCGAAGGCCGGGCGCTTGTCGGTCTCGCTGAACTCGACCTGACCCGCGTCGAGCATTTGCGCGGCGAGCCGGAAGACGCCCTGCTCTTCCATCTTGTTGACGGGCAGATTCGCCTTGACGCAATCCTCGCGGAACGCGGCGAGCACCTGCTCGTTGTGCTGCTTCTTGGCAGCCGCCTCGGCGGTCGCTTTCGCTTCCGCTTCCTGCCGCTTCTGTTCCGCGAACTGCGCCTTGTCGCGGTCGAGCGAGGCCTGCTGCTCGGCGAGCGCATCCTGCGCGGCCTTGAGCGCTTTCTCGTCCATGGTGTCGGACTCCTTCGTGGTGTTGTGGTTGAGAAGCCGCTCGACCATTTCGGCGGCCTTGTTCTTCATCTTCTCCATGATGCTCTCGGACTTCTCCAAAAAGGCGAAGTGCAGAGCGGTCGTCGCGGCGATGTCAGCATACGCCGTCGAGAGCGACGTGTTGATACGGTCGCGGCACTTTATCTCGTCGATGTCCGGGTTCTTGAGCGCGTCCTCAATCTCCGAGAGGCAGGTCGCGAACGACTGCTGAATGCTCTCGAACGTGTCGGCGGTGTTCATCTCCGACGTGACCGCTTCGACCTCTTCCATCTCGACGAGCGCTTCGGTGAACGCGATGGACTCCAAGCCCTTCACGGCAGGCGGCGCCGCGCCGAGGAAGGCGACGTGATGCAGATGCCACTTGCCCGGAGTCGGGTTCGTCGGGTCGTCCGGCTTGTAGAGGCCGACGCTGACCTTCTTGTAGTGGCCCGTCTTGATGAGGTGCGCGAGTTCTTCGGTGAACTCCGCAACGACCTTCACCACGCCGCCGACCGTGAAGACCTTTTTGACCCAGCCGAACGCCGGGACTTTCGAGTCCTTATAGTCGCTCGTGTGCCCGACCGTCAGCGGGGCCTCATGCACGTTCGCGTCGTAGGACTCGGCGAGTTCCTGCAGTTCCTTCGCCCCGAAAGAGCCCTGCGGATAGACACCGGCCTTGAAGACTTCGACGATGCGTTGGAGTTTCATGACGGACCTCAGTTGGTTTGTAAGATACTTGGGGCATTGACGGGCGACAGGTCGTTACCAGTCGCAGAGCGATTCACTCCTTGCCGACTCCAATCCACGTCCAGAACGATGGTGCCATCAGGCCACGACCGGGGCAGCCCTTCTTGTCGCCACGTCCTCGACAAGTGCGCAATGCGCCCGTTGATGTTCCGCGGCAGCGCATTGAACCGGATGATTTGCACCGGCCCGACGAACCCTTGCCAATAAAGCCCGCTAGAATTTTCGATGCCAATTTGTAGCCGTGTCTGGACGTTCATGGGTGGAAGTTGCTGCCGAGCGTTTGCATAGCCGACAGGCACGCCGTCAATGAAGAGCACCGTCGAGTCGGAGCGGTTCGCAACGCCCGCGAGGAAATAAGTCTTGCCGGGCTGGAAGCGCATGTTTGCTATGACGCCAACACCAGAGCTACTGTTCTCCGCGAACGAGAACACAAAGCGCCCGCTCGATGCCGTTCTGAGAGCGTAACCCGATGCCGTCGCCGAGTTCCAACGTCCGACAGAGACCCCGCTCATGGCTGCGTTCGATATCGTGGGCTTGAGCGCCGCGAGCATCACGATGTCGTACGCCTGCGTACAGGAGATGTCGTCGATATAGAGCGTGTCGCCCAGCGCCGGATTAGTGAACTGCATCCCCGCCCTGATGTTGGTTTGAGTGCCCGATGACTGCGCGGTAAAGACGATTCGCGTCCATGTGTCGCGGGGAATCGTGACGGTGGTTCCGGTGCCAAAACTTGCCCCGGTATTCGTGTAGAGCACCAAGCGGGCGTCGCTGCCGGTATTACTCGACGGCGCATATAGCCACATGACGACCGTCCACTTGTAGTTCGTCGTGTTCGCGAAGCCGGTCGTCGCCCTGAATCGTCCGTTCGTCGTCCCGTCGCTTCTGAGGGCGAACGAGCCGACGCCGGTGCGAACGCGGTCGAGGTTCGTGTTCCGCGTGAGCGTCAGTCCGAAGTCGGCCTGCCAGCCGGTCGTGTTGGCCTCCGCGCCGGGGTTCGTGATATTCTCCGAGCCCTGCACCGCGATGTTGACCGGCGATGTCTTGTTCCAGTACTGCGTCGTCCCATCGAGACTCGTCGCTTGATACGACGACGGGCCGAGTGCCGGTACGGGTTGCGCCGCGACGCAATGCAAGACGACGAGCAGCAGGGCCAGCGTCCTCATTGGTAGTAACCCCCTAACTCGAAGCGGTATCGCTCGCCCGCTTTCGGCGTCCATACTGCGGCGGCCTCGATAACGCCGTAGATGTTTCGGCTCCCGGTCGGGAGTGAGAACGGAATCCCCGCCCCGGTCGTGATGCCGTAACCAGCAGAGGCCGCTACGGAATTGTATGTACTCACGACCAGCGAGCCGATGCGCCGGGAGAAGTTCCACGGAGACACAACGTTCGGTTCGTTGTCGCCGAGGCGTTGAATGCCGGTGCTGTCCTCGTAGAGATGAACGATGAACGAGCGAACGGCCGCCGAGTCGCTGATGGCTCGTAGCGACTGGACGAAACCAAAGGCCGCCGTCTTCGCCGGTTGACCGTTCGGTGCTTTGAGCGAGAACACGAGCACCTTTCGCGGCGAGGTCGTGCTATCGTTCACGATGTCGCCGAGCGTGTAGGTCGTCACCGTATCGGGGCGCGCGACCGAGTCAGCAGCCGAGAAGACCCACCATTGAGCGTCAGCGGTCGTCAGCACCGCCAGCATCAGCGTCGCCAGCATCGTCAATCGTTTCATCGTCGTCATCCTTCGTAATGAGTTGTCCATTCTCGTCCACCGTCTGGCCGGGCATGAGTTGTTTCGGCATCGGTTCCTCTTCGTCGAGAGGAATCTGCATCGTCTTCTCGACGTACTCTCGCGTCGCCTTGTAGCCCGCATTCCTGAGCGTGGCGATGGCCTGCGCCGTCCGAACAATATCGACCGAGTCTTCGGTCACGAACTCGAACGACGGGTAGCGCTGCAGGTTGTAGAAATTCAGGTCGCAGAACCAGCGAAGGAGCGTATGCGAGAGCGTATCGGCGAGCGACTTCGCATCGTAGAGCACGATGTCACCACGCACCGAGTTGTGCACCGCTCCGAGCGCTCGCGAGCCGGAACCATTCGAGCCGCTGCCTTCGGTCGTGAGCGTCTGTCCGAGCACCGCCTTCGCAATCTGCTCGTCGGCCCACCGGATGAACTTCTCGTAGGTGTCGGCGGTCGTCGCAACGTTCTTCGACTCTGCCCAGAGGATGTCCCAGTCGGCGGGGATGTAGCCGTAAGCGCTCGAACGAATCTGCTCCGCGACGGCGAGCGCCTCGGTCTTCACCGCTTGCAAACTCTTCGCCGGAATCTTCACGAGCGGCACCGGAGCCGACGAAGACTGCGCGTGATTCATCCAGAACTTTGTCACAGTCCGCTTGAAGAGCCAGAGCCAGTAGAGTCGCTGGTCGAGCGCATCACCAAACGGGTTCTCGTAGCGCTGCGAGTTCCGGTGCACGATGAACTTCTGCGGGCCGACCGGGTCGCCGTAGAATGCGTTGTCGAGTTTCCGAACCTTGAGCCACCTTGTCGTCGCATCGAACTGGAAGCGGCGCTGCTGCCGGTTGAGGATTTCGTTCGGCACGACGTAGCCGTCTCGGTCAACGCCCCAGATGACTTCCGACACGGCGAAGCCCTTGCCGAGAGCGTCGAGCAGTTCGACGAGGTCTTGGAAGAGCCCCGGCACTTGCAACAGTTTCTCGGTTGCGACTTCGGCGACGCGCATGTCTCGCGGCTTGTCGCTCGCGGGCTTGATGCGCCACTGCAGACCGGCGACCGCGAGTTTCCTCGTCATGAGCACCGCGCTCACTTGAGGGTCGAGTTCGACTTGGTCGTAGAGGTCGTAGCCAGCGAAGTCGAGGTAGGTCTGCCGTTGGAGAATCGTGTCCGGGTTCAGATAGACGCCGGACGACGGAGCAGGATAGGGCAGCGCATTCCCGACGTACATGCGAACGAGGTCGGTGAGGACGCTCGCTTCCTCGTTCGACAGGTATGAGCCGCGTGGCACCGGCTTCGGTCGGAAATTTAGGTTGTCTTTGAGTCGTGCTCGTGGCATAGGTTTCAAACGGAAACGGGCGAGCGACCTTTCGGCCACTCGCCCGGTTGTTCCGATGCGCGGCTCCCCATTGAACTACGCAAAGCGACTGGACAAATATAGCACGCTCAGGAGTCTCTGTCAATAGCCCCGGGTGACTTTCTGCGCGTCGGTCTGGATGAAGCGGAGTTCCTGCGGGTCGTCGGTGAACGAGACCTCAAGGTTCACGACGGCCCCTTTTTGCATCACAACGGTCAAACGCCCATATCCACGGGCCGAAATTTCACGGAAGCGCTCCACGAGCCGGGTCTCGATGGGCGAGAGCGGAGTGGCGACAACGGTCACGGTCAGGCGGTCAGTAGCCATGCGTTACCGCTTTCACTTCGCTCCGTCCAGTTCCCATGTCTTTGCTCTGCCCTTCGGTGAATGTGCCCGGCGTCCAATGGCGGTTGATGGCTTGCACGAATACATCATTAAGGTCGGACTCGAATCCGTTGCCCGCCTTCAAGATACCTTGCTTCGGGTCGTCGAGCAGAAAGTCGAGCAGATGCGCCTTGATGAAGACCTTGCCGGCCTCGACCGGCGGCGTCGCGAGTCGAGTGCGTGCTATCTTGTCGCCGCCTTGGACCTCGACCTCTTGCGCGTAGATGCCTTGACGCTTGAGCGACTGGACCGCCGACTTGCCCGATGCTTTCGCCTCGACATAGTGCGCGGCCTTCTGCGAGTGCATCCATTCGACGAGTTCGGGAAACTCAAGATAACGCACGCCGAGGTCGGTGACGAAGATGTTACCGAGCGCGTCTCGACACGACCGAATGAACGCCGAGCCGCTGTTCGCGTCGTCCTTCGTGTAGGCAAGGTCCCAATCGCAGCCGTCATCGACGCCGTCGGTGTCCGTCGTGAACGAACGGAACCACTCGCGCTTCCAGATGTTGCCCTCTTCGATGGTCGGTCGCTGCTGATAGAGAGCCGCCCAATGACGAGAGCCCGAGATGCCGCGCTGACGGTCGAGTGCGTCGAGGTCGTAGCGTTCGGGGCAGAGCGCTTCGCCCGTCGCTCGCCAGTCAGGTTCGACAGAACAGGTGACAGGAAAAACGTGGGCCGCTTCAGCGACAGCAGGCAGGCAGATAATATGCCAGCCCTGCCGCATCTCTTCGTCCGAGGAGAGCAGCCAGCCCGAGAGGTCATCGACGTGCCATCGCGTCTGGATGATGACCTCGGCCGCGTTCGGTTCTCGACGCGTTGACCACGTCGAGCGATACCATTCCCGATGCGCAGCCCGGACGATTTCGCTCTCGGCCTCTTCTGCGTTCTTGAGTGGGTCGTCAATGACGCCAAGATGAAAGCCCTTTCCGGTGATGGGACCGCCGACGCCCGCCGCCCACATGCCGCCGCCTTCGAGCGTTCGCCATTCGCGGGCGGCAGAGACGTCTTGATTGACCGGAGCGACGCGGGTGTATCGCTCCATCGCTGCGCGACTCAGACCATGCGCAAGGTCGGCAGCATACGACGCGAGCCCGACCGTGCGCGTCGGGAACTTGTAAACGTAGTAGGGCGTGAAGAGCCGAGAGACCTCTTCGGACTTGCCGTGCCGCGGTGGCTCGAAGACCATGAGCCGCTTGAGTTCTCCACGCGCCACGCGGTCGAGCGCATCGCCGAGCGCCTCGCAATGCCGATACCAGATGAACGACGGCTCGACCTCTTCGACGAACGCCCGGAAGTTGACCGTGATGCGTTCTCGATATTCTGCTTCAATGAGTGCACGAGCATGGGCTTCGCTGGCGTCGGCCATGTGCTAGTCGTCGTCCCTTTGTGTCGTCTCTGCCAGCACGGCATCGAGCGCCTCGCCGTTCCTGACCCGCCTGAGTTGCTCCGTCGTCAGTTTCTTTTCGTCGCCCGGCTGGAAGTTCTCGACCGTCATGTTGCCCTGAATGTGGCGGGTGTCCTTCATCCCGCCGTAGTTAATCATGTAGAACTTGTGGATAATGGGATTGTTCCGGGCCATGCGGAACCCTGCCTGCCGTAGCGAGACGATGCCTGCTTTTCGTAACTCCCGTGAAATGGCCGAGAAAGTTGCCCCTTCGCCATACCATTCTCTCACCCGGTTCTCGATGGTGTCGGGCGAGCACTGGAACACGGCAGCGACGTCGTCCTTCGTTGCTTGCTGCATGCAGAGTTGCTCGAAGATGGGTCGGCTGATTTCGAGCCGGGGCCGGCCCATGACCGGTGCGTCGTCGGCCTTTTTCGGCTTTTCACTTCTGCTTTCTGCGTCGCCGCTCATGGCTTTTTCTGCACCAAACGGAGTCCGTAGTCGTCGACGCGTGGTAGGTCTTCGAGTCTGATACCGGGCTTGAGTTTGAGGGGTGTGTCGAAGCCCTTCCACTGTCCTTTGATGTGATGCTGCGGGCGGCGAAATTTGCGCTTCGTCTCGACCACCTTCGGCCACATGCGCTCAAGCGAGCGGGCCATCTTGAGCCGTCCGTCGCCCTTGTAGAGCACTTCCATGTTGCCGCCCTTCATCACCATCGTCGTCATCTTGTCGGCAAGAAACACATTCACCAGCACCGTGCACCAGCCAGCACTGAGCACCTGCAGGCAGAGGTCCGTGTCCTCGTTATAGCGGCCGCGCCAACGGAACGGAAGGTCGTTGCGAATCAGCAGGCATGAATAGACGTGGACGTTGTGGAAAAACGGCTTGAATTTTTTCAGGTCGGGAATCAGGATGGCATAGTCCATGCCCCCAATGGCTACGTTCTCATATCGGTCTACGAAGTCCTCGATGACACGGAACGCCACGCTCGACTCGCACTTCACTCGGACGGCCTTGTATCGGTACCAGATGCCCTTGATGTTGTCATCGAGCAGCCAGTGACGCTCGGCGCCAGCGGCCTTCGCGTGCTCCCAACAGGCATTGCGAGCGGGTACGCTTGTCCCGACATTCGAGAACGGAAGCACCAGCAGGCACTCGTGTCCGAACTCTGCTGCATAGAGGTCGGCCTCTTGTGGCTCGACGGCAAGTGTGAACGGGACGCCGTCGGCCTTGAGAAACCTTGCCGTCAGGCAGCGGTCGTAGCGGCCCTTCGAGATGATGTAAATCGGATAACGAGGCATCGGCTTCATGCTGGGCTCTCATCCGTCGGCGGCGGTGTTGGCTCAAAGCGGAATCGCGTGCGGTCGTTGCGCTCTTTCAGCGGCCACCAGAAGGCCCTCGTCTTATCAGTGACATCAACGCCAATCAGTTTGGCAAACTCGGCACGGTCTTCTACGTTTCTGAATGAGATGATGAACTGAATGCGGCGCTCGCCTGTCTCGTAGCCCGGAAGCCCGACCCAATGGGCGGCCTCGTTCATATCCTGAATCTCGTCCTCATGCCGCGTGACGAACACCAGACTTGCAAGCATCATCTCGTCGTAGCCCGTTCCCTTGAGGCCGTCCGAGTCAAGTTCCTTGATTTCCTTGAGCATGTCGGCCAGCATGCGGTCGTCGTTCTCTGACAGGTGCCAGAGTTCGTTGTCGCCAGCCAAGACCTTCAGCGCCCGGGGCGAGTTGGGCTCAAGCGGCAAGCGCAAGATAGGCGCCTCGGCAATCCCCTCGGCCTTTGCTGCCTCAACAATGCCATGCCCGGCAAGAATGGTGAGGTCGTTCGCCGTGATGACGTTGCGATAGAACCCGTGGTCGCGGAGACTCTGCCGCAGGTGCTCGAGTTGGTCCGACGGATGATGGCGGTAGTTGCGAGGGTGCGGCTTGAGGTCCGCAATGGCGACGTGTTCTATCTGCATGGGGTTTTGTTGTTTTTGCTCTCACAACATAGCAAACAGACCGGCCTACCGCAAGAGCACGATGTGGCGCTCGTGCCATTCGTCGAGCCGCTTAAGAACGTCCCGATATTCCGGCGCCGTCTCTCGGTAGCCCTTCTCCGAGACCTCGAACAACAGCCGCCAGTAGGTGGCCTTGAGGTCGATGTCCACCTTGACGCCGCGCCATTTTGTGTCGGTAACGTAGGCCCAGTCGTCCGGCCACTCTTTCAAGCAGACGACCGACCACGCCTCGACGTTGTGCGTGTAGAACTTGTGGTGCGCCACGCAGAGCGACCGCCCGTTCCGCAGGTCCCAATGAATCGACCGGACGTTCCGGGTGACGAGATGAGCGCCCTGCATCGGCGCTTTGCATTCGATAGCGTCCCGCCCATAGAGTTCGCACCGGAACCCGACGCGAGCCCGGATAATGAACGACCACAAAAAGTCGCAATGGCCGCGCAAGTCTTTCTGAAAACGACGACGGGCCTCCGAAGGCGTTAAAGCCCTCGGAAGCCCGGTCACTACGTCGATGCTCTTTCGCTTCATGGTTTCCTTTCGTGATGGCTTCGCACGTCCGACGCCATGCCTCTCAGCGTGTTTTCCAACGCCCGGTTTGCACCGACGCCGGACGTGCTGCATCGTCGCCTCTGGTGACGCGAGTGAAGCGCGGCCATTCGCATTGTGGGGCAAGATGATGGTTGGAAGCCCCAACCGCATCTCGCTTTCTGTCACCGCGACGAACGACGGCCATCGCCATTCTATTTCATCATTTCGAGCATCTCGCCGAGCGCAGTGTGCATCGCGACGACGTCGGCTCTGCAGAGATAGACGCTTGTTGATTCTGCCGGGACAAAAGCGCCGTCCTCAACCGACGACGGGGCTATTGTCTTCAACCAGACGCCTTGGATAGAGAAACCGGTAACGGAGGTGTTAAGGTGCGGCTCAAGAGAGACGACGACACCACGAACGAGTCGCACTACCGCTTCTGGTTTCTTGAGGTCAATCATGACGCATGACTCCTTTCTTTGATGCGCTGATACCGAATGAGTTGGATGTTGTGCCAGCGCTTGTGAACGAGTTCCGAATAGACCGAGAGCCCGTCGCGGCCTCGCGTTGCAAGGAACGGAATGCCCTGCTTTCGGCACCAACGTCGCGCTCGCATCAGCACGACACCCGTCTGCCAGAGCGCAGCGGCATATTGCGCGACCAACATGAACACGTGCGTCATGACGGTTCCTGCGGAATCGGTCTGACAGCCACGAACTCGCTGAGCGGCAAGAAAATCTGCAACTCGAATCCCGCTCGCTTGAAGTTCATAACCTGTCCGTTCTTGATGATGAAGTCGGTCGTCTGATGGTAGCGGATTTGCTCTGGGCCATAGACGAGCACCGAGAGCGCCGGACCGTTCCGAATCAGGTCGTAATTGAAACCGAAACCCTGCGCCGCATTGTGAACGTGCGCCTCGGTTCGCTTGCAATGGAACACGCCCTGATGAATCCAGCCGATGCGCCGGACCTGTCCCGATGCTTTCAACTTGAGATGCACGAAGCCATGTTTCTCGAACACGACGTTGCCGTCGTGGTCCTTCAGTTTGAGTCGTGGAGTTTTGGTCACGTCTGCCCTCCGAGCGTCGCCGCATGAACGCGCAGCAACTTTACGCCGTGCGCGTTGATGTTCACGCCCATTGAGATAATTCAGTATTGCTTCTCTCTGAATGCTTCTACGATGCGACCTACCAGTTGTTCACCGCCGACTTCTGCTCGTTGAGAGACCAAAGCGGCCGCCGGCATCACGGAGCCGCATGTCGCTTCTTGACGTCGTCGGCAATCGACGCCAGTTTGTTGAACTGCCTCGACGACAGCCGGGAGAAGTCCTCGTGGTAGTTCTCGATGATATCGAGCACGAAGTCGGCTTCCCATTGCGTCAACTTGAGCAGATGCGCCTTGAGCGCCGTGATGTTCTGCCGGGCGATGCGGTCCCGAATGGATTCCATGCGGAGGTCTCTCAGATGGTCGCAGAAGAGCATGAACATGATGAGCGCTCCGGCGCCGTAAGCATACGCCGACGACGCTGAGGCGAAGAATCCTGCCCAGTCATTGCCCCATGCGTCGATTGCCACCGAGACGCAGATGACGCAGAGCGCTGCGACGAGCAGCACGCCGAACGCCATCGGAAAGACGCCCCGCGCATTCAGCGAGACCGCCCGCGCAGGTTTGAGGAAAGCACTTCGGCGATTGAGCGCGTCTCGCCTCTCGGCAGGTTTCCGCCCATCGTTGCGGCAAGCCAGCGCTGAGCGGCCTGATGTTCTTGACATGTGAGTTCCTTTGCGTGTCGGCCCTTGCACGTCTCGCAAACCGGGAAGCAAGACGGGCAGAGGCCATCGACGAGCGCTGCGCCGCAATCGGTGCAGGTCGTCGCTTCTTTCAGAGGCGCAGAGGCCGAGTCGGGTCTTCGCGTCGGCGTCACTGCGATGATGAATGAGTTGTAGTTCTTGACGAATGACCGGAACTGATGCCGGTGCTGCGCGTGGTAGGTGTTCTGGAAGTAGACCTTCGCTCGCTTGACGATTTCGTCGCGGGGCCGGCCCTTGAGTTCGACGGCCCACTTGAGGTCTGCTTTCTGGATGACATATTCTTCGCCGGTGTACTTCTCTTCCCACATGGTAGCGAAGAGGTGCGCGATTTGCCAGACCTCATTCGGCTCGCGCTTCGGCTTCGGCGGTCGTGGCCCGAACAGGTCGTCACTCATTCATTCTCCTTTCAGGGCGCAGCCGGACGACATCTCTTGTTCGTAGTGAATGCGGAATAGCGCATCGTCTTCGCGTTGTCTGGTGGCCCGATACATGTCCTCAAGCCTATTCATCGTTTGCCGTGCGGGGTCTTTATGTTGCCGCCCGACGATTCTGTCCTGTACGCAGACACATGGGTATCGACCGTGACCGCCACAGAAGACACATCCATCATCACATCCGTTGCAGAACGCACACGGTCCAAAGCACGATCCCCCCGCCCCGCCACAGAAGTCACAATCCGGCTCGGCAAGGTCTTCGCAGTACCTCTCCGACCACTCGATAAATGTTCGTCGCGGTTTCATTTCGACAACCTCCACAGGGACTCCCAATTGTGCAGAGCGCACATCCACGCGGCAAGAAAAATCAACAGGTCGAGTATGGCGAATACCATATGCTCGACGTAGTTATTGACCGTATGACCGCCAAGGATAAATGCCGACCATACCCACGGCGGAATTGCTGTTAGAAACGCCATCAGTTGGAGGAGCGCAAACACCAACAAGAGCCGAAGGACGAACTCAACCCGTGTCATTTGCCAGCCTCCGTTAAGGCGCGGTCGATGCGGTCTGCTACTTGAA